GTAGAAGATTGGTGGAACAAGATTGGGGGACTTAGGAAGGAAAAAGATAGTGATCTCTATGTCTCTGGTGACTTAGAATCCGCTACAGACAATTTCGACGGCCGGATTACGGAGGCCTTGATCGATGAGTTCTGTTGGATTACTGAGTTTTCGGAGGGCAAGAGGATGAAAAAGATCACAACACGCGCAGTTCTCGACAAGAAACTACGCTGGTTACAGAACCGTGGACAGTTGATGGGTTCTGTTATCTCATTTCCTTTCTTATGCATACTTTCTCTGACTGCTTACCTTATGACAATGCCTGAAAAATGGCGTCGAAGGTTCTTAAGCGGAAGAGGGTCTCGAAAGATGCTCCTAAGGTTGGACGAGGTGGGGATCAACGGTGATGACGTCGCGTTTACCGGGGATGAACAAAAGATAGCTCGTTGGGTATCAGGAGTTAAGGCCATCGGTGGGAAAGTCTCAAGAGGTAAAACTCTCGTCAATAAAGACTTCTTCACTATTAACTCCGAGTTGTGGTCGACAGACGGTAAGGTGAACTGCCTACGTCCTAGTCTTCTAACAGCGCTCACAGGCGACAATCGGTATTACATCTCTCCCTCACGGGAGTGGAAAGAATATACCAAATGTTGTCTTCCCAAGGCTGAAAGAGTCTGGAATTTGGTCGAAAAATTGAACCTCGATATCCCCGTACAACTTGGGGGACTCGGTTTGATTGACGGCAGAAATTCTAAAGCTGGCAACTCGGTCCGAAATGACCTGGCCTTGAAAGCTTTTCAAGAAAGACTCTACCATCATTTTGTTCGAAGTCGTGTTGAAAGTGAGAAACGACGACCTCTGATTTGCTCCGAGGAGGGCAGATTAGAGAGGAAAAATCTTCAAGAACAGATTTTATACCGTGGACCTATGCGTAGGTGCTTCATATCTAAAAATATGAAGGACGCCTGGGCAAGAAGGTTTAACTCACAGTACTCTTCATGGCACCTAACCCCATCTGAACATCAAATGTGTCTCAGGTATTTGAGGAATCCTGAGATGTTTCCTATCGAAAGTCGTGCACTTGAACCGTTCTTTGATGAACTGGTCAAAACTGAACCTCGTGTACCGAAGGTGATGGACTTTGGAAAGGAAGCAGTTATCTCAGAATTGATGAGAAACTATGACACTATGATGCTTGGATATCGAGAAACGAGACTTCCCGAAGAGCTTTTGGTTCCCTTTAATGCTCGCATGACTGAACTTGACAGTTTGATTATGCTGGCCGAACGGGAATTCGACCGGGAGATGGAAGAAGTTGACAAGGAGTTTAACGGGTTTTAATCGTATGCACTGCCTTAATCGTATGCCTAATATTCCTTTACAGGATTTTGGGCGGCATAATGACCCAATGAACGACTTCTTCT